CGTTCCGGGCTCCAAGCCTGCCCCCATTGCTCAAACCGCGCCAACCGGCGTAACTTTGCTCAGGACTCTACCTTCGGCTGGATGAAAAAGACGAGGCAGGTCAGGGCCAGCCACTCGTCGTAATCGTCCTTCAGCCCGGCTTCCTTGGTCTGCACGAACGACTTCGAAATGGTGGCGGGCACGAAGCGGGCATGGCGGCGCTGGGCCGAATCTCCCTCCAGCAGCGCATCCCAATAGGCCTGGAACTGGCCGATCTGGTCGGGAGTCCAAGTCTCGGGCACGCCGATCAGGGCTTCCGGGACATTGCCCTCGGTATAATACTGCAGCTGATGCATCTGGCGGCGCAGGGCGATGTTGACCGTCATCACCACCTGCTCGACCGGGCTATAGCCATAGACCCGGTGCGAGCGGACATTGCGCGGCAGATAGTAAAGCTCGTCGGCTTTGTAATCCACCGCCGGCAGGCCTTTCAGTATCTGCTGATAGGCGGGATAGGGCGGTTGCCCCACCAATTAGATTTTACACTTTTGCCTCAGAATGCATCTTCCTTTGCGCCTCATTCAGCACGGAATGACTGAAATCACACTCCCTCTTTGAGACAGGAAAATGCGTCCGTCTATCTTCATATTCGTAGAACAATGTCCCATGCAATCCCACTATGTCCTGCTTGCGAATTGGCCTCTCCCATATTTTCTGAAGAATTTTCCCAGCCGCATGATGACCGACTCTTGCTGCGAAATCTTCCGCATATTCTATATCCTGCCTATCACCAGGAAATAGAACTGAAAACTCCTTATCAGTCACCTGATATATTGGAAAAATGCAGTTTTCAGCCCTATCAATAACTTGGATATTCTTCATTTTTGACCTCCCGACTTCTTTGGCCTTACATTCTTGTGATTTCGACCAGTCTTACCATCTTGTACATCCCAATGAGGGCCACCGTGCCCGTCTGCCCCTGACGGCACCCAGACATCACCGTCTTTATCAGGCCAGCCATAGCCGCGACCATTTGGCGCAGCCACCTTTTTGCCATCCCAATTCTTTGGCGGAAAGTAGCCATCTTCATCCGTCGGTTTTCCGGGCACACTAAAAACAGCGCCATCAGGCACCTCCTCTCCATACACTGACGATGAGGAAGGATGCCCATCAAATGTTTCATCAATTCTGCGCCCTATTTCACGGCCGATAAGACCGCCTGCTGTCGCACCAAGCGCTACCTCCTCAGGGGTGGCAAGGATATTCAAACCGCCTGTCCCCACATCAGCCACAACTGACCCCACCACAGCAGCACCACCACCGACGACGGCACCAACAGCGCCACCAACCGCAGCACCGCTACTCAGCGGTTTCAAGACATTGCCAACACGAGTTGCTTCCGAAGCAACAGCAGCCTCCCCCTCTGCTACCCAGCGCCCAAAAGCATCACGGGCCTGATTAATATCAAATTTCCCGAAAGGGCGACCGGCATTGGCCGCACCTCCCTTTCCTTCCGCCCCCAGGCCTAAGCTGGCCCGCACTTCGGCAGGGGTCAGCACGCCGGCGGCCAGATAGACCTGGGCGATCTTGGCCTGGGTCAGCGGATCGACCTCGTTGGCTTCCTGCCAGGCGAACTCCAGGTCGCCCCAGCCGAAGCCTTCGCGCAGGGCGCGGTCCACCAGTTCCTTGACCCAGCGCATCAAGGGCAGCAGGCCCTCTTGCAGGGCTTGGTCATGGGCGGTTTCGGCGGTGGCGCGGTTCATCGCCTTGACCAGAGCCTGCGGCGAGATCGAGAAGGCGAAACAGACGATGCGGGCCAGCCACTCGTCGTAATCATCCTTCAGCCCGGCATCCTTGGTCTGCACGAACGACTTCGAGATGGTGGCGGGCACGAAGCGGGCATGGCGGCGCTGGGCCGTATCACCCTCCAGCAGCGCATCCCAATAGGACTGGAACTGGCCGATCTGGTCGGGTGTCCAGGCCTCGGGCACACCGATCAGGGCTTCCGGGACATTGCCCTCGGTATAATACTGCAGCTGATGCATCTGACGACGGAGCGCGATGTTGACCGTCATCACCACCTGCTCGACCGGGCTGTAGCCATAGACCCGGTGCGAACGGACATTGCGCGGCAGGTAATAAAGCTCGTCGGCCTTGTAATCCACCGCCGGCAGACCTTTCAGGATCTGCTGATAGGCGGGATAGGGCGGCTCGGGCGTGCGGCCCCGATCGTCCAAGACCCGCTTGATGGTGGCGCCGTCGATGGGCTCCAGCGCCAGCAGCCGGCCGGCGAGGTCGCGGCGGGGATAGACGGTGGCGGCGTCGATCACCAGCATATCCTCGACCAGCATGCGCAGCCAGGAATCCCAGCCATGCTCGCGGTCGGGGCGGGCGAAGAACTCGCTGGCCTGGGCAATGCGCGGATCGTCATGGCCGGTGCGGGGATGACCGTCGGTGCCGATGCGCGGACGGATGATCCAGCCCAGCTTGGCGATCTGGTCCTTGCGGGTTTCGATGGCCAGACGCATCAGGTCATAGGCGTCGGCCAGACCCCGCAGCTGCTCGAAGGTGATGGGCTCGGACTGCCGGGGCTGGGTGACCAGATTATAGCCGGATGGATAGTCGAACTGCCGGCCGATCACCTGCTGCGCCGAGGGCGGCAGGGGGTCCATGGGGCCGAACCAGTCGTCGGGAGCCTTGCCGCCGACGACCCAGCGCAGCCCTTGGGCCACGCGGGTCAGAATCCCGGGTTCGATGTCGATGCCGCCGTCACGCGCCATGGGATGGTCTCCTTTACGTCTGCATGAGGGCGCGGCCATAAAAATCGATCAGGCCGCCGCCCGTCTGTTGAAACAGGTTGAACGCCCCGCTGGCTGCGTCGGCGTCGTCGTCGTGAAGGGCTTCGGGGAAGCCCTCCAGGGATGAAAGAAAGTCTTCGGTCCAAGGCGCTTTCAGGATGCTGACATTGCCCGCCCGCGCCTGGGCCGAGAACGGGCCGAAGCGGGTGACCTTGTCGCCGCTTTCCGGGCTGGCGGTGGCGGTAAAGCCCTCCAACTGGCGCACCAGATAGGCTGCCTGCGCCTTGCCGGCCTGACCGGGGTCCTGGGGCAGGCCGATGCTGACCGACCGTCCATCCAGGGCGGCGGTGGTTTTCAGCAGTTGTTCAACCTCGCCGGGATTGCCGCGGAACCGCTGAACATCGGCAATCCAATAGCGGCCCTGATCGTCGCGCCCCATCTTCACCCCCACCGTCCAGTCGGGATCGTTGGAGGCGGTCTTGGGCGTGGCCGCCAAGTCCCAATAGCGCACCAGCTTGAGACTGGCCGGCAGCGCCTCGACCAGCGGGCACCAGGCCCGGTGGAAATAGAGCCCTGCCGCCGGTCTGATCTTCCAATTGCCCGACAAAAGCCGTTCGCGCTCCACCGTCGGCAGGGCCAGCAGATTGGCGCGATAGCCGGGATCGGCCATGGTCAGGGCCGGATTGTCCTCCAGCCGGGCCGGAACGAAGGTCACGGACTTGGGCGGCAGGCCGGGATGACGCGCCTCCAGCTCGGCGGGATCGTCGGCCCAATCCAAACGGTCGCCCGCCCGCACGAACCAGCGAAGCTTGCCGGCCCGATCCGGGATCGGCAGGCCAGTCTCGGGCGCGATCCACCAGCCGATGAACTCGGCCACCCAGCTGTCGGCATCCGGGTTGGTGGTGGCCCGCACATAGGGACGCACGCCGCTCAAGGAGCGATTGCGCGACAGCATGTAGAAGAATTGCGTGCGGCTGAAATGGGTCAGCTCGTCGAAGCAAAGCAGCGGGATCTGCGCGCCCTGCCAGTCGAACACCGTGCGCTCATGCTCCAGATGACCGAAGCGGACGCGGGCCCCCGAGGGGAACTGCCATTCCAGGCTTTGGGTCTTGGCCTTGCCGCCCAGCGGGGCATAGAGCTTGGCGCTTTCGTCCCACAGGCCGCCGGGGTTTTTCACCTGGGTCAGAGTGCGGCGGAAGATCACTGTGGCGAAGTCTTCCCGCCCGGAATGGCGCAAGGGCTCCAGCAGCAGCGCCCAGCTTTTGCCGCCGCCCGCCCCGCCGCCATAAATGGCGATGTCTGCCGGGCTTTTCAGGAACATCTCCTGCGGCCCGGCTTGCGGTTCAAGAACAGCCATAGTTACCGCCCATTGTCAGGCAGGCGATAGACCACCAGTTCGGCCTGGGGCGTCTCGTCTGATGTGCCAGCAGCCGCCTTGCCCTCTTCGCCGGCTTTGGACAGGGCCAAGCGCAGCCGGGCGATGGTGGCGGCCAGTCGGACATTGCGGGCGAAGGCGGCGTCTTTCTTGTCTTCGGGCACGGCTTCCTCTTCGGCAAGGTGGACCGCCAGCGCGCGCCGCAGGGCGGCGTCCTGCAGCAGCTCAAGATGCTGCAGCGGATCGACGGGCGGCGGGATGGAGGGGAGCGAAGACATCGCGCCGCCCGGCTCCGCCCCGGTCGCATCGCCGGCGGCCCGCCTTGCCGAAGAGGAGGATGGATCACCATGCAGCCGGCAGAAGCCCCCTTCGGGCGAGGCGGGATTGCGGCAGGCATGGCCGCGACGCGTCGCCGCGCCGCAGAAGGCTTTCCGCTTCTGGGTCGTCATGATCAGTCCGTTTCAGGTGGTGTTGAGCCAATGAAAAAGCCCCGGCCTGAGCAGGCGCGGGGCTGATGGGATGGGCAGAAGGGGTGTATTACTGCTTAGGATTCTCAGAAAAGAACTGAATCAAATACTCCTTGGGAATGCGAATCGTATTGGACGTCTCGTGATAATACGGCCCCATCCTGACATAAAAACAAAGATCGCGAGGTTCCGCCCGAAGATCATAGCTAAAAATATTGTTCCCAGAACCATTACCCTCATGCCGACTTTGATGAGAAATATATATTCCCGCATGATATCTGTAGGGTGGAGGAGACAGATTATCGAAAATATCGCCACCGGCCCTCACCCATTTCCCGGAAAATCGATAAACATCTGAACCCGAAAGACCCTCAACCTCTTTACTTTTCATGTCACAGAAATAAGCACCCACAACAACTATCGACGCCCCAATGTTTTCATCAAGATAATTGTGATTAGTCTGGAATTCCAGATCAACCAGCTCCCCCCATTGGCTCGAATGATACGGACCATAGTTCGCATGCAGGGCCACAAATTTCATGTCATCCGGCACATCAATCGGCGATGTGCAGGCGGATAGGAAAAGAATAGAGGCAACACAAAGCCATCGCATAAGCTTAACCTCTTATGAGAGTGAACATCGACAGGTCTAGGCGACCTCTTGGTGGGGCATCTTTCCATCCTATATGCCTTGGCGCGTCACAGGGCTCCTCAAGGAGAGGTCTGTTTGAGTTTCTTTTCACAGGCCTCGGCGATGTAAGCGCGGGCGGCAGAGTTTTCGCCCTCTCTTGCCTGTTTGCCCTCTTTGTTTCGGTGACAAGGGTCTGCCCCATTCATCACCAGCATATGGGCGATACCCAGCGCATAGCCTCCCCAGCCACTGCTGCTATAGACGTAGAACAAGGCGGTATTGCCCCGAGCGTCTTCCTGATTGGGGTTCGCCCCATGGCGCAGCAAATAATCGACACGCTGAATTCCAGCGCCTGATACTTCCATCAGGGCGGTCACGCCATCTTCGCCGGCAAGATTGATATGGGCTCCGTGGTCCAAAAGAACGTCGGCAGAAATTTCTCCTCCCGGCCCCTCCATAGCGATTCGGATCAATGGATGCCCTTCGTTCAAAGCATCCGATGACACGCCTTTTGAGATAGCCTTTTCCAATTGTTGGGCATCACCTTTCCAAGCGGCTTTGGCGGCATCCAATATCGGGTTGTCAGACTGGCAGGCCAGTAGCGGCAGCAAGAGGAGTGGAGCACATAGTCGCGAGATATTCATATCGAAGCTCCAGGGCCCACATAACGACGAAAAACGGGATGTTCCTCAGAACGAAAACCAAAATTCGTTCGCGCCACACGCTCTGGGTGCACCCCGCTGTAAACACTCATGGTTTCCACCCCACTACCATCCTCTTTTTCAACGACAATGCCAACGTGCCCCGATGCATCGGAGTAGTTGATTTTTTTCTGCGACAACATCACCCGGCTGAGGCGGGGTGCCGGGAGGGAGCACCACCCATCCTGGTATTTCAACACTGGGGTCTGCCCATTGTCTAGCCAGAGGAGGATAGCGAGGTATACCCAAAATGCTTCCGCTTTCGTTAGGTACAGGAATTCCTGCCTAAGCAAGCATTTCTGCAACAAACAGATTACATTTGCTCACCCCTGCCGGATACGGTCCACGCTTTTTATTGATATCCCATGCAGCGTTGCCTTCCTGATTTTCAGCTGCTTGAACAACTCGCTGTCTGGCAATTTTTGGTGCTGGAGGAGGCATTTTGCTTTCGATTATATCAGCCACATTCCGAATCCTCACACTTCGCTGCGCTTGCCCGCCACCACCCCTGCCGCCCTTCGGCGCAAATTGCCCGCCTTGAGGTGAACCCGCCGGAACGTGAAGGGAATTGCTTTTGCAAAACCCGCTCCGCCCCAATCCGCAA